GTTAATGTATTTGAACTTATAGATACACTTAAAGGTTTAGACTCATTACAATTAAGTTCAATAGTAACAGAAGTATTAAATTATAATAGATCAAAAATTAGTACATTAGGATACAAAATAGATACATCTACTGATAAATTAGAGACACGCAACGTATTGGTATAACTATGGCAAAGTTTGCACAAGGCCGTTTTAGTCTTAAAAATGCTGACAAGTACCTAGGTAGAAAAACTCCTTTATATAGATCAAGTTGGGAATTTGCTTTTATGCGTTTCTGCGACGAAAGTCCTTCTGTGGCTAGATGGGCAAGTGAGTCAGTTAAAATTCCATACAAAGATCCTTTAACAGGAAAACTCACTGTTTACGTTCCTGACTTTATGATTCAATATACTGATGCTAAAGGCAAAGGTCATGTTGAACTTATAGAAGTTAAACCCGAAAACCAAATGAAAAAAGAAAGTGTTGGGCGTAACAAATACAGACAAGCTCAATATGTTAGAAACATGGCCAAGTGGGAAGCCGCCAGGCATTGGGCTAAACGACGTAAAATATATTTCCGAGTTATTAATGAAAACGACATCTTCCATAAGCCAAAAGTCAAACGCAAATAACTATAAATATACGTAGTTAAACAATAGAGATTAAAAATGGCATATAGTGAAAAAGTATTAGACCATTACGAAAATCCACGTAACGTGGGTAAAATGGATATGACTGACCCAGCAGTAGGAACCGGAATGGTTGGAGCTCCTGCTTGTGGTGATGTTATGAAGCTACAAATTAAAGTTAAAGATGGAGTTATTGACGATGCTAAATTTAAAACTTATGGGTGCGGTAGTGCTATTGCAAGTTCAAGTTTAGTAACTGAATGGGTAAAAGGTAAAACTTTAGAACAGGCAAAAGAAATAAAAAATACAGAAATAGTTGAGGAATTGGCATTGCCTCCAGTTAAAATTCATTGTTCAGTTTTAGCCGAAGATGCGATTAGATCAGCAATTGCCGATTACCAAGGAAAAAGATGACAAAGAAATTAGAAGAACTATTAAATTTACCTGAATCTAAAGAGATTATAGATCAAGATAAAAAGAAAGCAAAAGCTGATGCAAAGCTGGAACAAAAAGAAACGTTCCGCGAAATTGCAGAATTTGACAAAATTACAGCCGCTTTACCACAAGTAAAAGGTTTAGGAGAATTAGCAGATACTGAACTTAATGATGTTGCCGATAAAGCCATGTCAGCATATGAAGATTTAATGGATTTAGGTATGAATGTTGAATCACGATACTCAGGTCGTGTATTTGAAGTAGCTGGCCAGATGCTTAAAACTAGCCTTGATGCTAAAAATGTTAAGCTAGATAAGAAGCTAAAAATGGTTGAATTACAGCTCAGAAAAGAAAAAATGGATCGTGAAAGCACTATAGATGAGGGCAATCTAGTAAATGGTGAGGGATACGTTGTTACAGATCGCAATAGTCTACTAGAAAAACTAAAGAAGATAGATAAATAACATTATAACGGGAAACAAAGTCATGAGTAAAACATTTGTTGAACATCTAAATGAAGCAAAAAAGACGTATTCTTTTAAGGTAGGAATTGCGGGTGATTTACCTGCTAATTATCCGGATCAGCTAGAAGAAGCACTACAAAAATTTAAAGTAGAAAATATGAGCCCAGGTAAGAAAACACCTATCCAAGAACGTCCATTAGATTTTCCACAATTACAAAACACCCATGTTCACTACTATGACGTTGAACTAGCTTACCCAACAACACCACAAGTACTCCAACAGTACATAGCAATGAACTGTGGAATTCATGAGTCTTATGTTATTGTTAGAGGTGAAGGTGCACCTCAAGAAGAGTATCAAGATAAAACAAACTATGATAAAGTTTATACTCCTAGCCTAGGTACAGATTTAACAGATGCGGAAGCAGATGCACAAAAGAAAGTAGCAGGTAACAGGACTATGGACTTATTAAAAGAACTTGAAGGCGTTCGTGCAGAACGTGAAAATAAACAAGTTCCTGATGGTATAAGTGATACAGAACAAAAACATGATATGGGCGAGCCAGGGAAAACAAGTCCTGTAGGGAGCAAATAATGAAACTAGACGATGTTTATAAAAAAATAGATTCACTTAATGATACTCAAACGAAGGAATTAAATGAGATTGCTTCTATGAATATTTCAATGAGTGGAGATACTGCTGATGACGTAGGCAAACTTATGCAGATGATGAAACTTGCCGGCTTGAACGACGCAGGACCAATTGGTCCAGAAATTTCAAGTCCAACAGATTGCGGGAAACCAGTTGGTGGTGATATGCCAGTAAACCCAGTACCCGGTGATGTAGAAAAATTTAGAGCACATCAAACAGACGATCCAAATATTCCTGGACAAGATGATGTTGCAGGTGATCAAGACTTAAACGCAGGACCAATCGGAGCATTGATTGGTGCAGGTTTAGGAGCTGGAGCGGCTAAATTAGGTGGGCTTGGAACAGGTGCAACTATCGGATCAGGATTAGCTGGTGCCTATGTTGGCGATAAAGCAACTGATGATGAAAGTCTTAATGCATCAACACAAGACGATCCAAGATCGGAACTAGAAAAATTCCGTGATATTATCGACGCAGGTAATAGCGAAGAAACAGAAGACCACGGATCGAACAGTGATAGTTTCTTAACTAAAATTGCTACTAGCAATGATAGTCATGAATTAATAGATCAAGGCATGAGAGGAAACCATGGTCCTGAGATTGAACAAGCATTACAAGATATGTACAATAACGTTTCAGCTGAGCATGGTTTACATCCAGATGATGACCATGAAGCAATTTACGATCGAATGGCCGACGATATCGAAAGTGGGTATGGTCCTAAAGAAACAGACTATGCTAATCAACCAGACGAAAAGTATGGCGACACAAAACTTATGACTAAAGATTTAGCAGGCGGACTAAACGGTCCTAAGCAATCTTATCCAAAAGTAGCAGGCGGTGATAACCCAATGTCAATTCGAGCAGAATTAACTCGTTTAGAAAATGACATTAAAGGTAAACTGTCGGCTGAGTTAAAAGAAAAATTAAGCGGAGATAAGTAATGGCAGGCGTAACACGAGTTAACGGACTAGGCGTAACAGTTGGTACTTTATATCAACACAACGTTAAAGGTTTTTTAGTAACTGTAAAAAATGTTGGCGGTACAGCAATTGATTTAAGAGCAGAAGATGATGCTGTTGATGAAGCTGGCGAAGTAGTTATTAAAGAAGTTAATCCTTTAATGTATCAATTAGTTGATGCTAACACTGGAATTATTTACATAGTTACAGATGCGGCACTTACAGCGGCAGATATTCAAGCAAGACTACGTGCTTATGAAACAGTTGTAGGACCTAATAACGTTGATATTTCAGGTACTACTGTAGCAGACGTAACCGGCATAACATTAACATAATAATATAAACAATATTTCCTCCCATATTGTAAAATCAAATAGGGCCTTTAGGCCCTATTTTTGCCAATAAATACGTTATCATGAGTATAAAAAGTCTAGACGGTGTTCTTACTAAGAAGGCTCACACACGTGAGTCGTTTAATGAACAACAAATAAAAGATATTAAAAACTGTATGGATGAAGAAACTGGGTTTCTTTATTTTTCAGAATACTTCTATAACATTCAACATCCTGTTGAAGGTAAATTATTATTTAAACCATACGACTATCAAATAAAACTCATGCAGGCATATCATGAGCATAGGTTTAATGTTAATATGCTACCACGTCAAAGTGGTAAAACAACTTGTGCTTCTGCATACCTTTTATGGTTTGCTATGTTTCATCCTGATCAAACAATATTAATTGCCGCACATAAATTTGCTGGCGCTCAAGAAATTATGCAACGTGTTCGATATGGATATGAATTATGTCCTGATCATATACGTGCAGGTGTAACAAACTATAATAAAGGTTCAATGGAATTTGAAAACGGTAGTAGATTAGTAAGTGCTACGACGACAGGAAATACAGGACGTGGTATGTCTATATCTTTATTATACTGTGATGAGTTTGCATTTGTTAATCCTAGTATTGCAGACGAGTTTTGGACTTCAATGTCACCTACATTAGCAACAGGTGGTCGTGCAATTATTACTTCAACACCTAATTCAGATGAAGATACATTTGCAATTATATGGAAAGAATCACAAAACAAATTTGATGAAAATGGACTTGAACAAGCAGTAGGTATTAATGGCTTTCATGGCTTTACAGCTAATTGGGACGAACATCCTGATAGAGATGAACAATGGGCTAAAGACGAAGTTGGTCGTATTGGTGAAGAAAGATTTAGACGTGAGTACGGTTGCGAATTTTTAGTTTATGATGAAACATTAATTAATGCAATTAAATTATCTACATTAGAAGGAATGAATCCTGTACTTAATATGGGTCAAACCCGTTGGTACGGTAAACCAACTGGAGATAAAACGTATGTAGTTTCTTTAGATCCTGCTATGGGTACTGGTGGCGATTTCGCGGCTATTCAAGTAATTGAATTACCTACATATAATCAAATTGCAGAATGGCGACATAATACAACACCTATACCTACACAAATTAGAATTATGAAAGATATTTGTAATTATATTAAAGAAACGTGTAATACTGATGGGCAAAATATTTACTGGAGTGTAGAAAACAACGCTATTGGTGAAGCCGCACTTATTGTTATTAATGACTTTGGTGAAGAGAATATACCAGGAATGTTTGTTAATGAACCTATTAAAAAAGGACATATACGTAAATTCCGCAAAGGATTTAATACTACTCATATTAGTAAAGTAAGTGCTTGTGCTAAACTAAAAACTATGATAGAAAACGATCGTATGAAGGTAAACAGCAAATTACTAATTACTGAGCTTAAAGGCTTTGTTGCGGCTGGTTCTAGTTATAAGGCAAAACCTGGTGAAACTGACGATTTAGTTATGTCCGCTTTATTAAGTATGCGTATGATTAGCGTGATGAAAATGTGGGATCCAAGAGTATACGATACATTTAATCAAGCTGATGAGGATCCTGATGAAGATTTTGTACCGCCTATGCCAATCATGGTTAGTACTCAATACAGATAAATAATAACATGAGCACAATGGATAAAATATCAGAGAATTTGTTTGCTAAAATTAGGGGTCGATTCCCCTCAATTACATTGGGTGATGCTACTGGCGTAGTAACAGATGACCCCAAATTAGCTAGATATTTTGATTTTGATTTCAAAGATGGTGAAGAAATATTAGGAAAAGTAAGTATAACACTTAATGAAGAAGCTGGCGTAGTAATAACGTATAATAACGATTTTATAACTAACGAAGCAGATGATGTTAAAGATAACTGGTACAATTTTTTAAGAGAAATAAGAGTGTTTGCTAAGAAAAATATGCTAAATTTTGATACACGTGATATTACAAAATCAAATCTCGATAAACGAGACTATGCCCACTTAACTAAAACTAGCTCCGGAGACAACACAATGAGTGAATCTACAATGTACGGGACGAGTCGAACAAGCTATGAAGATGTCGATAAAGCTCGTTTAGTACTGAAACACAATCAACCAGTTAATTTAGAAATACCTGGGTCAAGAACACAACACGTTCATAGCATTTATATTGAAAGCGACAACGGTGAAAGATATCGATACCCATATAGACACTTAAATGGTGCAAGAGCATTAGCACGTCACGTCTCCGAAGGTGGTAATCTCTATGACGATTTTGGTAAACATATTGTTGGGTTAAGTGAAGAATTAGCAAAATTACGTCAGTTTAAAATTTATATGAATCGTTCAGCAGTAATGGCAGAAGGACTTAAAGGTTACCTTGATGTTGTTAACGAACGCTTAGAAACAGTCAAAAAAGAATGTTTAAAATTGCAACGTGAAAATTATTATAAAGACGCAATTGCAAACTATAAACAAGAAATACTAGAAGATGTTCCAGAAGACGTTAGTAACAGTTGGATTGATGAATTAACTATTAGATCATTTAATGAAGAATTAAAAAGTGTATTCCCATACATTTATAAACTTATTAATGATTCTAAAAAAGTTGAGGAGATTGGTCCAGAAAATATAAACAATATTCAAGTAAATGAGTGGGTACCAGCAGTAATGTGGGGAATTACTACTCTAAGAAACTTGTCTTTGGCAAAGAAAGCATGGCAAGGAATAAAACTAATAGCTAAAGTTTCTGCTAAAAATCCAGTCAAAGCTACAGTGGCAGGTACAGCGGCGATGAACCCAGGAGCAACAATGGATATTGCAAAGGGAACAGTTGACGTTGCAAAAGGGGCAGGCGATCTAGTAGCAAAAGGCGGAGACCTTGCAAATAAGGCAGATGATACTTTAGACATGATTCAAAAAAATGTTGCTCAAGCAGGCAATACAATAGTTACAAATGCTAACGACTTAAAAGATATGGCGTCAGGTGCCCTTGATAATTTACCAACACTTGATAATATTGCCGACATTGCCAAACAATATGCGGTACCAGCCGCGGCTGTTATGGCTGTAATTTTTGGTGGATATAAGGTAATACAATGGATATTTGGTGAATCTAATGAATCAATAAAAACTTTTGAAGGATTTGATCCAGAAGAGTTTGACGATGAAGTAGATGTTGAATGGACTGGAGATGATGGTGAAGTAACAGGTGGAATGTTATATTACCATGCTACAGTTGATAGCGAAAATAATACAGTAACAGTTGATCCTAAGTCACTAAGAGGTTCAGTTGATCAAGAACAAAATGCGGCTAAAGTAGATCAAGACTTAATTGATATGCAATTAAAAGATGATTGGAAACACTTTCTTGAAATAGCTCAAGACCATGCAGATGACACGTGGAGCCAAAGAGATAACAAATATGCACAAGGTGAAGAAATGAATTTCGATCCAGTTGCAAGTTATGAAAAAGCTCTTTCTTATATTGTTGGTGAACAAGAAAATGCATTAACAGATGGTTCAGATGAAGATAAAGCACAAGCAGTTGAAAGACTTAATGGTTTAATGCGAGAGCATTTTCCAGCAGGTGTTAATGGTACAAACGCAATTGAAAGTTTAGCAGGAATAATTGACGATCCAAAATTACAAGAAATGTTCCGTAAAGTTGGACAAAAAAATTCCGATATTTGTGTAAGACCACTTGTAATGAAATGGATTAAAGCACACGCACCAGATGTACATTCACAAGTTGACGTAGGTGATATGGAGGCAAAAGAAGCACGACCTTTAGGGCATCCAAAAGACGGCTATTATGATCCAAAAATAATTAAAACAATGCTTAAGAAAAAAGGCGACGACGAAGGTAAAAAAGATAATAAAAAACCATCGGAAAAATTAGAAGAGCTAATCAAAAGTTATTATGATTACACAACTAATAGATTTCCAAAAGGCGAAACAGCGGTAATGACGGCTGTTGAAAAAGAATTTGGTGAGAGAAGTTTACCATATGCTGAAAGCATGATACAAAAACTATTTCATGGTCAAGATCGTGAAATGGAACGTGTAAAACAATTAGCTGGCGTTTAAAACCACTATTTCGGCAACATAGAACTTGACTTACTAAATAAAAGATAGTAGTATATGTAATATGTGCTACTGCTTAAAGGCACAAAGCGAAAAAGGCTTAAAATATAAGGAGGCTTAAATTATGGCTACATTAGCAGAAATTCGTGCAAAACTCAAAGAACAAGAGAATCGCTCTTCTGGCGGTTCAGGCGGTGACAACGCCATTTACCCATTTTGGAACTTAAAAGAAGGAGAATCGGCAACGATTCGTTTCTTACCAGACGGAGATGAAAACAACACTTTCTTCTGGCAGGAACGTTTGATGATCAAACTTCCTTTTGCAGGCGTTAAGAATGAATCCGATTCACGACCTATACAAGTACAAGTTCCATGTATGGAAATGTATGGCGAAACTTGTCCTGTATTGAGTGAAGTACGTGGTTGGTTCAAGGATAAAAATTTGGAAGACATGGGACGTAAGTATTGGAAAAAACGTTCTTATGTATTTCAAGGTTTTGTAACTGACAATCCTCTTAAGGAGGACACAACACCAGAAAACCCAGTTCGTAGGTTTATTATTGGTCCGCAAATTTTTCAAATCATAAAGGGTGCATTAATGGATCCTGACATGAATGAATTGCCAACAGACTATACCGCAGGTGTAGACTTTAGAATTTCCAAAACTTCTAAAGGTGGCTATGCAGACTATTCAACTTCAACATGGTCACGTAAAGATCGACCATTAAATGAAGATGAGTATAAAGCAATCGAAGATAATGGATTGTTTACTCTAAGCGACTACTTACCTAAGAAACCTGGCGACGTAGAAGTTGAAGCTATCAAAGAGATGTTTGGAAAATCTGTTGATGGTGAGGCTTACGACATGGACAAATTCGGAAGTTATTATCGTCCAGCCGGGATGTCAGCTCGTACAGGAGATCCTGTAAAAGCTGTAACTCCTACACCAAGTGTAACACCAACTCCAGAAGTTGCAAAAACAACTACTGAAGCTGTTACTACTGAAACAGCAGAAGCACCAAAACCTGGCGGCAAAGCGGAAGACATTCTTGCAATGATTCGCAATCGCCAGAACGGCTAAACAGTAACACATAAGGGGGGCTTCGGTCCCCCTTATTAACTTGGATTAAGGAGATCTAATGACAAATAAAGTATTCGACGTTTCTAAGTTTCGTAAAAACTTAACAAAATCAATTACAGGTATGAGCTCTGGGTTTCATGATCCAACCGATTGGATCAGCACAGGAAACTTTGCACTCAATTATCTTATTAGTGGTGACTTCCATAAAGGTGTACCTCTAGGTAAAGTAACAGTCTTTGCTGGCGAACCAGCTTCAGGTAAATCATATTTTTGTTCAGCTAACATTGTAAAAGCGGCACAAGAACAAAATATCTTTGTTATTCTAATAGATTCAGAAAATGCATTAGATGAAAATTGGCTACAAGCATTAGGTGTAGATACTGACGAAAAGAAATTACTCAAATTAAGTATGAGTATGGTTGATGATGTTGCAAAAACAGTATCAACATTTATGGCAGACTACAGAGAAACACCAGAAGAAGAACGCCCAAAAGTATTATTTGTAATGGATAGTTTGGGTATGTTGCTAACACCTACTGACGTTGATCAATTTACAAAGGGTGATATGAAAGGTGATATGGGTCGTAAACCTAAAGCCTTAACAGCTCTTGTAAGAAATTGTGTTAATATGTTTGGTAGTCATAATGTTGGACTAGTAGCAACCAATCACACTTATGCATCACAAGATATGTTTAACCCAGATGATAAAATTAGTGGTGGACAAGGGTTTATCTACGCAAGTTCAATTGTTGTAGCAATGAAAAAATTAAAATTAAAAGAAGATGAAGACGGTAAAAAGGTTACCGATGTACGTGGTATTAGAGCCGCTTGTAAGGTAATGAAAACACGTTACGCAAAACCTTTTGAATCTGTACAAGTTAAAATTCCATATGAAACTGGCATGGATCCATACTCAGGATTAGTTGACTTATTTGAAAAGAAAGGCCTACTAAAACAACAAGGCAATCGACTTAAATACGTTGATTCTTCAAAAAGAGAACATCTAGAATATCGAAAAGACTGGAGTGGTGAGAAGTTAGAGATAATTATGCATGACTTCGATAACCTCGAACAGAAAGATGTTGTTGGAGATGACGATACTGAGGAGTAAACAACATATGGAAAGTGGATCACAGATTAGCGAAATCTGGACTTGCTTCAAAGAATACATAGACAAAAAACATATTGAAACAGTTGCAGAACGTTTTGTTGATTTATGTGCAGACTATGGCACACCAGATGAAGCATTTAGAGATGCATTAGGCATGGATAATGAACTAGATAAGGCAATAACTTATTACTTAGATGAAGAAATGGAAGAAGATGATTGGGTTGAAGAAGAGGATTATTAATGGGATGGTATTCTGATATTGCTAAAGACGTTAGCAAAATACCCGCGGCAATTGGTTATTTTGAACATGAATTAGACGAAGCAAAAGCCGAGGTTAGGATTAGAGGAAATGTAGAAAGGTCTGCGGCAGAGATGCCGGGGATAGTTGAACATCGATTTAATCAGCTTCAAGAACTAGAGGCAATACTAGAATACTTAAATATCGAATTACGAAGACTACGAAGTACATTTTTTAGAAAATATTTGGAAAATTATCAACGAGCATTAAGCAGTCGTGATGTAGAAAAATATGTTGATGGCGAAGCAGATGTTGTTGATTATGAAAAAATTATAAATGAATTTGCATTAATGCGGAACAAATGGTTAGGAGTCACAAAGGCACTCGATCAAAAGCAATGGCAACTAACTAATATTGTAAAGCTTCGTGTAGCCGGAATGGAAGATGCTAGACTTTAGGAACTAAATGAAACTAACAGATACAGACATTGGTAAACAATATGGTGGAACTCATCGTGGAACTGACCATGTTGAGAAAACAGCAGAACGACCGCCAACACCGGACGAATATGCAAAAGCATATAAAGAAAAATATGAACGGACAGGACATCCTGCTCTTCCTGGATCAATACAAAAAATAGAAAGATTCGATCGTATTCCGTCAGCTCGATTTGTTAATAGAAACGGAATTCGCGGTGACTTTGATCTTATTGATTCACAATCTTTATTCAAAGATCAAAGAATTGTATTGTTTAGTTTACCAGGAGCATTTACTCCTACTTGTTCAGAAAAACAATTACCTGCGTATGACGAAGCATACGATAGATTTAAAGGTTTAGGTATTAACGAAGTATATTGTGTTTCAGTTAACGACGGCTTTGTAATGAATGCCTGGGCTGAAGATATACAAATTAAAAATGTAAAATTACTTGCTGATGGTAATGGTGATTTTACACAAGCGATGGGTATGCTTGTAAGAAAACGTCATGTTGGGTTTGCCAACCGTTCTTGGCGCTATGCAATATATGTAATTAACGGCATAGTTGATCAAGCATTTATTGAACCTGGATTTAATCATGACGGTGCTGACACCGACCCTTATACTGTTTCGGACCCTGAAACGGTACTCAGTTACATACAAACTACATTACGTTAATTATTAAATACAGTTGTAATGACAATTGTATTAGTAACAGGTGGATTCGATCCACTTCACTCTGGCCATATAGCCTATTTCAAGGCGGCTAAAATAAAAGGTGCCCAACTATGGGTTGGTGTTAATTCTGACGCATGGCTAATACGTAAAAAAGGTAGAGCGTTTATGCCTATGAAAGAACGCTGTGAAATAATTAAAAATCTTAAAATGGTAGATAAAGTTATTGATGTTGTTAACGATCATAAAGTTGACGACTCAGGAGGCGCAATTTTTAAAGCATTTGCCATAGGTGCAGACAAAATTATTTTTGCAAACGGGGGTGATAGAACTAAAGAAAATATTCCAGAAATGGAACAATGGGGCAACAATCCTAATGTAGAATTCATATTTGGTGTTGGAGGTAATACTAAACAAAATTCTAGTAGTTGGATATTAGATGAATGGAAAAATCCAAAAACAATACGAAACTGGGGTTGGTATAGAGTACTAGATGAGAAGCCTGGCTATAAAGTTAAAGAATTAGTAATAAAACCTGGTAAACATTTAAGTATGCAACGCCATGAACATAGAGCTGAACATTGGTATATTCTTAAAGGAAAATGTACACTTAATACAATAAATGTTTCATCTGATTTTGAACAACTAGGACAATATAACGAACATCAAACAATTACGATTCATAAAGGACAATGGCATCAAGGGGGCAATAATACAAAAGAACCTTGTCATATATTAGAAGTACAGTACGGTGACCAGTGTATAGAAGAAGACATTGAACGACTAAAACTTAAGGTACTAGAATGAAAACAAAAAAAGAACTAGCCTGGGAACGAAAGTTAGAAAAAGATATTGATCATTCACACTTAACTGATGACGAATGGTATATGGTTGGTGTTTGTAAACCATATACTATGACAAGTGGAAAAAGACTTTTACATACATTTAATACTGTTAAAGAACTAGATAAAAATAATATTAAAGGTGACATAGTAGAATGTGGAGTATGGCGTGGTGGACAAATAATTAGTGCCTGGTTAGCAAATAAAACAACAGATAGAGACTTTTGGTTATTTGATACGTTCCAAGGAATGACACCGCCAACAATAGATGATTACAAACTTAATCCAGATGGTTCAAAAGGATATGCTCATGAAAGTGGAAAAGCAAAAGCAGGTTATGATAACTGGTGTAGAGCAGAATTACAAGAAGTTGTAAACAATATAAACCCGTTTATTCCACAAAGACAAACACATTACGTTGTAGGTGACATACGCGAAACACTTAAAAATCCAAAAAATATTCCTCAACAAATTGCATTACTTCGACTAGATACTGACTGGTATGAAAGTACATTATCCGAGTTAACTCATTTATGGCCAATGGTAACGCCAGGAGGAATATGTGTATTAGACGACTATAATAGTT